TTTGGAGAGATAGTAGACACAAACATAATGGGAACGAAGAATTTGATAGAGCTGAGCCAGAAGTATAAGATCAAGAAGTTTATATTCATTAGTACAGACAAGGCAGTGAATCCTACATCGTTAATGGGGTCGACTAAACTAGTAGGAGAGATAATAGCAAGAAGAAGTGGCTACACTGTCGTAAGGTTCGGTAACGTTATGAACAGTAGAGGAAGTGTGATCCCTATATGGAAGAAACAAGTAGAGAAGGGAGAGAAGATTACTATAACTGAGTTCAACATGAAGAGATACTTTATGTCTATAGAGAAAGCAGTTCAACTAGTGATCGTTGCCTCAGGGCTCCCAGGTGAGGGACAAACAATCATCCTCGACATGGGAGAACAAAGGTTCATCAAAGACGTTGCCCAAGAACTGTTTCCTAATCATCCTACCAGAAGAATAGGAGCCAAGAATGGAGAGAAGACAGAGGAGAAGCTGATGACAGATGACGAAGAGGTGCGGATGAAGGCAATCAAGATTAAAGGTAATAAGTTCTTCTTAATTAAAAACGATTAAAATAAATAAAATATGAAAAAATTCAAAATAGATTTTATCAACTCATCTTATAGAAGATACTATAAAGAACATAGAGATGAGATATTGAAAGCGTTAGACAAGTGTTTCAAGAAAGGAGACTTTGTCTTAAGGAGAGAGGGAGAGAAGTTCGAAGAGAAGTTATGTAAGTTTACAGGGGCAAAGTATGCAGTCGGAGTAAATAGTGGAACAGATGCCCTCAAGTTATCTTATAAAGCATTAGGGATTAAACCAGGGGACGAAGTAATAACGGTATCTCACGTCTTTATCGCACCAATTCAAGAGATAGTTCACTTAGGAGCTAAACCAATCTTGGTAGATGTTAGAGGAGACGGGTTAATGGATGTTATAAAATTAGAAAAGGCAATTACTAAAAAGACAGTAGGAATAGTACCAGTCCATTTATCAGGAAAGGTATGTGATATGAAAGAGATAATGAGGATAGCCAAGAAACATAATCTATGGGTGGTAGAAGATGCCTGTCAGGCTTTAGGAGCGTATTATGATGGAAAGGAAGCGGGAACGATTGGAGATACTGGTTGTTTCTCTTTTATAAGCCCAAAGACTTTAGGAGGAGCAGGAGATGCAGGAGGAATTATAACCAACGATAAGAAAGTCTATGAGAAACTTCTTCTATTAAGAAACCATTGGAACGTAACACAGGGAGCGTTACACGGTTGTCAACCAAAAACTCCAGAGACTATGGATTGGGGATATAACAGTAGGTTAGATAATATCCAGGCGGCAGTCCTTAACATAAAGTTCAAGTATTATCCTGCGATGTTAAAAAGAAGAAAAGAAATAGCAATGATGTATAAGGAAGGACTACAAGGATTACCACTTACTTTACCAAACCTACAGGACGAACAGATATATCAAGAATTCATAATTATGGTTTCAAAGATGTGGGAGTTCCAAAAACATATGAACGATCACGGTATAGAACTATTGATAAGAGACACTGTACCAAACCACAAGGTAAAAGGATATGGATTAGAACACTTCAGTTTACCAATTACAGAGAGGATGGCAGTTACTTCAGTTAGGCTTCCAACCTATCCTGAATTAACAAACAAAGAAGTCGAAACGATAATTAAAACAATAAGAGAATATTATGAAAACTAGCTTAATAATAGGAAAGGGAGAGATAGGTAAATCACTATATAGTATAATAGGGGGATGGATAACTGATAGAGGAGTAATTGACTGCGATCCAAATCCAGATATTATTCATATTTGTTTTCCTTATTCAGAAGAGTTCGAGAGCGAGGTAAAACGTTATCAAGAGATGTTCAAGCCAAAGCATACAGTAATTCATAGCACTGTACCAGTAGGAACAAGTAGAAAGCTAGGAGCAAGTCATAGTCCTTGTAACGGGATGCACCCTAATTTAGAAGAAGACCTAAGAACCTACACTAAATTTATCGGAGGGGCAGAAGAAGAAGTAATAGATTTCTTTAGAAGAAAAGGGTTCAAAGTCTACCCAGTAGATAAACAAGAACAGACAGAATTAACAAAGATACTATGCACTACTTATTATGGGGTATGTTTAGAATATACCAAGGATGTAAAAGAACAGTGTAACAAGTATGAAGTTCCTTTCGAGTTTTGGACTCTATGGCTCGGGGAAATAAGCAAAGGATTAAAGACACTAGGTAAAGAACAGTATATGATGCCTAATCTATTTCCACCAAAGAAGATAGGAGGACATTGTATTATGCCTAACACTGAACTATTAGAAACAAGGTTCACAAATCTGTTAAAAAGGTCAGAGAATAATAATTAAATAAATATATGAAAAAGAAAACTATAAAGAAAAATCCAATAGAGAAAAAGGTAGTCGTTGAGGGTTTCGTTAAAGAAACAACTAAAAAACAACCAGAGACTAAAGAAGAACGGTTAGCTAGATTAAAGAAGCAGGGATTTCAGCCAGGAGTATCAGGAAACCCAGCAGGTAGACCAGAGGGTTCTGTTTCTCTTACTAGTATGATTAAAGCCAAGCTTGAACAGATGAGTCCTGATGGAAAGAGAAAAGCCCTAGAGGTTTTAGCAGAGAATATAATTCAAGATGCTTTAGAGAATAACAATAAGATGAGACAGTTAATTTGGAATTATGTTGACGGGATGCCAAGACAAGGGATAGACATCAAGGGAGAGTTAAAGACCATAATAGATAAAGAGCAAATAGACGAATTGTTTAAAAGAAGAAAATAATATGGATTTCACAATTGAAGAACAAAAGAAAATAATTCAAGCAGCTAGATATAGTTTAGTGGATTTTTCTATTGTTACTTATAGGAAATACAAACCAAATTGGCATCACGAAGAAATAGCAGAAGCTTTAGAGATGGTAGAGGATGGTAGAATAAAGAGATTGATTATACAGATGCCTCCTAGACACGGTAAGAGCCAGTTAGCCACCATAAACTTCCCTGCTTGGTATCTGGGTAAACATCCAGAGAAAGAAATTATCACTGCTTCTTATTCAGCAGACCTAGCACAAACCTTTGGAGCCAAAACAAGAGACTTGGTTAATAGCGAAAACTATCAGATGATATTTGATAGTCGCTTAAAAGCAGATGAGAAAGCCAAAGGTAAGTGGAGAACAGAGGGTGGAGGAACATATATCTCGGCAGGTATTGGTGGCCCAATCACTGGTAGAGGTGCAGATATGTTAATAATTGATGACCCCTTAAAGAACAGGGAAGAAGCAGAGTCAGAGGTTATGAGAGAGAAGATATGGAATTGGTATATCTCAACTGCCTACACAAGATTAGAGAAAGGTGGTGCAGTTATCGTTATCGCCACTCGTTGGCACTTAGATGATTTAATAGGTAGATTATTAGCAGCAGAAAAGGAAGGAGGAGATGAGTGGGTACTAATATCATATCCTGCCATAGCAACAGAGAAAGAAGACAAGAGAGAAATAGGAGACCCTCTATGGCCACAGAAGTATGATTCAGAGGCTTTGGCTGGTATAAAGAGTACGCTAGGACCCTATGAGTTTTCAGCCCTATATCAACAAAGTCCTATTCTAACAGAGAACCAAGAGTTCAAGAAAGAGTGGATAACATATAGAGATGAGAAAGAAGTAAGTGCTATGGATACTCTTAACTATCTAACAGTAGACCCTGCCCTTAGTAAGAAAGCTTCGGCAGACTATACGGGGTTCTGTGATAACTCAGTAGACAAAGAGAATATGTGGAACTTAAAAGCTTGGAGAGAGAAACTAGACCCTAGTGATTTAGTTGAAAAGCTGTTCTTCTTACACGAACATAGAAAGTACGAAAAGATAGGAATAGAAAGAACACAATACTATGATGGATTAAAACCATACATAGATGAAGAGATGAGAAAGAGAAACAAATTCTTACCAATAGAACCTTTAAGTCACAACGAAACAGCAAAGGAGATAAGGGTAAGAGGTCTAATCCCTAGATATGGAAGCAGGTCGATAATTCATATTAAGGGTGAGTGTCATGCTTTAGAAGATGAGATGTTCACTTTTCCAAAGGGTATGACTGATGATGTAATCGACGCCACTGCGTATCAACTACAGATAGCAAAGAAACCATATGATTCAGAGCCTATGCCCGAGGGAAACAAGATGGAGGACGATGATCCTTATATCAGAAAATAATTTTAAAAATATGATTAAAATATTAAAAAAAGCGGAGTACAAAGACTGCCCTATTATATTGAGACAGATAGATAAATATAGATTTGAATATCTATTAGTCTTTAAGGGAAAATTCTACGGAACTTTTATCCATAACAAATTAGAGTGGTGGCAATTCTATAGGATGTTCTGTAAAGAGAGTGTTAACAATAAAGAACTACAATCTTTAATTCACTTCTTATCAAAGGCAGCGGAAACAACCATAGAAACACTACGAAGTCCAGACAAAGAGATTGCTAAAAAGGTTGCTAACAAAATAATTAAAAAGACTTAACATATGTTAACAGAACAAACCGTAAAAGTAGTAAGAGAGTATACCACTACTGATTTGTGTCTAGCTGTTATCTTAAAGATAAACGGATTTCAACTAACCAAGATAGAACCATTCAACAAGAATAAGTTTATTTTCCACTTTGAACAGAAGGATGGAATAAACAAAGTGGTGGAGGAATACTTCTTGTTATCAATAGCTGACCACCCTTATAAGAGGTTCTATAGTGAGATGAGAGAGATAAAGAATATGATATACAACTTTCCAAGACAATAGTGCTTGACCAAGTAGGTGTTTTTGTGGTAGAGTAAACTAATCTAGGGAATTACTTTTTGCAACACCGTTGCATGAAGTAGTGTCCTTAACTATTAAAATGAAAATGAAACGAAAGCTGTTTTTCGTTTCTTTTTTTTATGCGAACTCTATACTAATTAAAAACTAACTGAACAATTATAAGAAAAAATAATATGGCAGAAAAGAAAACAAAAGAGGAGGAAGTAAAGAAAGACAAACTTCCTGACTTAATAAAAGAACTAGGTGGCGAAGAAGCTATCGTTTCTCAAGTGCAGACAGAGTTCACTCTTTGTTATGAATTTATGCGACCAAAAATAGAAGAGTGGCTTGTTCGTTTAACTGTTTATAATAACCAGAAGAGAGATAAGTCTAAGATAGGTGACCCTCTATTGTTTACAGTATTTCAAACTTTACTAGCCTCTTTATATGATGATACTTTAAATACTTCTTTCGGGCATAGAGAAAAGGGAGATGAGGATATGGCTGAAAACCTTTCCTTAACAGCAGAGTTCGATTATGACGAGATGAGGAAAAACTTAATTGACTTTGAGTGGGACTGGGATACCTGTTTCTTTGGTAACGGGCTATTACTCAATTATGAGTTTGATAGAAAAAAGATGTGCCTAAGACCACAAGTTATGGACCCCTGTACTACTTTAAGAGACCCTAGAGCTGTTGCCTTTAACGGAGATGCTAATGGTAATAACGCTTGTAGGTTCTGGGGTAGAGAAATATCTAATACTAAATATGAGTTGGATAAGAATAAAGAATACTTCAATATTGGTGAGCTAAAAGTTGGTAAAGAACTAAAGTCTTTATTGGTTAAGGCAAAGTCAAAGAGAAGAAGTGCTCAAGGATTATCTGACATAAACGATAAAGAGAACGAGCTAAAAGAGAACGCAGAATATGGTTTGGTAGAGTGGTATACTCACTTAAAAGGAAAGAAATATATTGTTACTCTTGGAAATAGTCAAACAAAACTTGTAAGAGTGACAGCTATGAAAGAGGATAGATGGCCTGCTATTAACAGAAAGTTGTTTCCTTCTTCACACGATTGGGATGGAGTGTCTGTTCCAGATTTGGTTGAAGATAAACAAAGAGCAAGAGCAGTTCTTCAAAACCTAGGATTGAAATCAGCAAAGGCAGATGTTGAGCCTATGTATTTATTTAGTGAGGATAGAATAAAGAATAAATCAGATTTGAAGTTCGGATTTAATAAGTTCGTTAGAGTTCAAGGGCAAGGGGCAGTAAACGATGCAGTCCAACCTATGAACAAACCAATAGTCCATTCACAAGTAAGTTGGATTATGGACTTGATGGATCAATCTGCACAAAGAGCTTTGGCTACTCCTGAAATACAACAAGGGATAGTTTCTAAACAGGCTAGAACTTTAGGAGAGTTAGAATTAGTTTCTGCTAAGGTAGACACTAGATACTCTTTAGCAGCTAAAATCTTTGGATGGTCAGAGGTAGAGTTTTGGCAAGCTTGGTATCTCGGTTATAAGAATCACTTCCACGACAAGATAGATAAGAAGATGGTTCGAATAGCAGGAGTATGGGGACCAGAAATAAGGATGTTTAAGAGAGAGGATTTAGTAGGACAAGCTGACCCTGATATTATAATCGAAAGCAAGGTATTAGCAGAAGCCAAGAGAGTAAAGAAAAGAAACTCTTTTACGCAATATTATGGAGTGATTGTTAATAACCCTGATGTTAATAGAAGATATGCTGATAAAGAACTAGCAAGATTAAACGGATTTAAGAAACAGGAAATAAAGATGTTATTCCCTATGAACTTAGATGAGATAGAGTCAGAGATGGAGAACGAACTTATGGACAAAAACAAACAAGCCAAGGTTGAAGTTCAACAAAACCATCAAATACATATTATGAACCATATGAGGGCAAACGAAAGTAAGGTAAGAGATGCCCACATAGAACAACACAAAAGGGCGATGTATTTATTAAGAAAATATGAAAGTGTTTTAGGTGAAGCCAGTCCACAGTCGGAGATAGCTATGCCATCACCAAACGCAAATCCTAGTGAGCAAGCTCCAGGAAGCGAGACAGAAAAGGCTAATACTCCTGATACTTTCAACGCAACAAAATGAATCTAGAAAAGATATTCCAAAAAGAAGATGAAAAGAACGAGGCAATCGAACACTTCAAGGCTTTAAAAGATAATCCCGATTGGATATTCTTAAGAGAGAAGCTTATCCATTCTGATATAGAGGAAATAACTAATAAGATATTAGACCCAGAAACAGAATGGAAGGAGGGGGAAGAGAAAGAACAAAAGAGAATAAGGGCATATTGGATTATATTAAGCCAGTTGCCAGAGAAGTTAATAGAATCTTTATTAAGCAGTGAAGATGATATATTCGCAGATCCAGACCCGTACTTTAAAACCACAAAAGAAATAAAAGATAGTAATAATAAACAGTAACAACCGAGCCCAACGGTAGATGGGTTGGGAAGTTCTATTTAGGGGTTGCCCTACCGTGCGATTACCTAGATAGAGCTTCCGAGCTCAGATGAGCTTAGTGAAAGGTCGTGAAACCTAATTCTATTTAGACAGGTGATACTAGAGGGAGATGATGACTTCGACATTCTTTATCTAAAACTCTAAGATTATATCTGCTAAATAAGCAAATTTATGTCAGAAACAACCGAAGTCGATGAGACTTCAGAGGAAACCACTGAAGAAGAAACTACCGAGGAAGCTGTAGAAGAGTCTACGGAAACCAAGGAAGAAGAAACTAAAGATGGTGAACCCTCCGAAAAGGAGGATGAAAAGGTAGTTGAAAAACCAAAGGAAATTGATGAAGAACCAAAGAAACGTTTTCCTAAACAGAGTTCAGACGACAAAAGGAATGGTTATCGCTTACGTCAATTAGAGAAAGAGAATAAAGAGTTAAGAGAGGGTCTTTCTTTAGATGATGACGAAGAGGATGAAAAGCCGATTACTCGTAAAGAACTTAAGTCTTTATTTGAAAGTCAAAATAAGGAAACCGCTTCCAACAATATGCTTCAAGAGTTCCTTAAAGAAAATCCAGATTTTAAGAAATATGAGAAAACAATCAGCAAGTATGTTAACGACCCTGATTACGCTCAAGTTCCTATTGGATTTATCGCTTCAGGTATTATTGGCGAACATCTTGATGAAGAAGCTAACGAGAGAGCTAATCTTAAGATAAAAGCCGATGAAGATGCCGAAAAAACCAAGTCTGGAGGTTCGTCAAAAAGAATTATCCCAGGTAGTAAAAAGAAAGTTTGGGATATGTCAAAAGAAGAGTTCGAAGAGCATCAATCAGAAGTTCTTCAAAGTAAAGAATAATTAAAGTCGAAAAGTAAAGTAAGTACGGTAGAAAAAGAATGTCATATACAACTAAAACGCAAATTCCTGACGAAGTAAATAACTTTTATGTTAGAACTTTGTTAGAAAGATTGCTTCCATCTTTGTTTTATACAAAGTTTGGTCAAGTAACAGATGTTCCTAAAAAGGCAGGTAGTAATACTATTAAGTTCCGTAGATACGGTTCTCTATCAGCAGCTACAACAGCTCTTACAGAGGGTGTAACTCCAACTGGAAGCCAATTGTCAGTAACTAACATTACTGCCGATGTACTCCAATATGGTGATTTCGTCACTGTAACAGACGTTGTAACCTATGAATCAGAGGATGCAGTATTGACAGAAGCTGCTCAAGTTCTTGGTGAACAAGGAGGTGATACTATCGACCAATTAGCTAGAGATGTTCTAGTAACAGGAACTACAGTCGCATATGCAGACGGACGAAGAAGTAGAGCGTTCCTATTAGCATCTTCTCTAATAACAGCAGCTGGAATTAGAGAGTCAGTAGCCACTTTGGCAACTAACAACGCTAAAAAGGTAAGAAGAATGGTAAATCCAAGTACTGGATTTAACACAACTCCTATTAACGCCGCATATATCTGTATTACTCATCCAAACGTTGTTTACACTTTAAAGGGTTTGACTGGGTTCATTCCAGTAGAAGCTTATCCTAATCAAAGTGACGTAATCGAAGGAGAAGTTGGTGCATTAGATGAGGTTAGATTTATTCAAACAAGTAATTGTAAGACTTGGGATATTATTAACACACCAGGCACAACAGCTTTGAAAGTTTACGGAAACTTAATATTCGGAAGAGATGCTTATGGTATTTCAAGGATTTCAGGTGAAGCCCTAAGAAATATTGTAAAACCTTTAGGTGCTGGAGAAGATCCTTTAAACCAAAGAACTACTTCAGGATGGAAAGCTACTTTTGTAACTAAGATTCTAAACGATGATGCGATGCTAAGATTCGAGTGTGTTGCTGCTATCTAGTAAGAGTTAGGAATTCGTTAGGCTAAAATTATGCCTAAGAATATAAAAGAAGTAAAGAACAGTTCAGTCAAGACCGAAGCCGAAGCTAAACCAGCTAAAGTTGAGGTCGAGACTGGGCAACCAAATGAAAATGAAAAATCAGCTGGAGTAGCTTCAGCTGTTGTCAAAAGTGCTTCCCAAGTAAGAGTTGATTCTAAGTCTGCCCAAATGAAGGTTAATTTAGAAAGCCAACCAAAGGTGAGCATTATGATTCCTCTTGAAAGAGGGGAAGCAAGAGGTGCAACACAACCATTCTGTTTAAACGGATACCACTTCAACGTTCCAAAAGGGATGATGACTACGGTTCCACAACAAGTGGCCGAGATGATTGCTGATAGGTTCAACGTTGAACTTGATGTAAGAAGTCGTTCACTAGAGAACAGAGGGGTAGAAGCTAAAGAAGCCTTGAATATAAGTTAAACACTATGCCAATATCAATTAAAGAAATAAGTTTGGAAAGTGATATAGCTTAATTATTAGAAGTGTTTCTACACGTCAAAGTGCGGACAAAGTCGATAGAAACATAACGCCCTTTCCATACACTCCTCGTACTTTGGGGAATGGGGGGCTAATACGGTACAACAAAGATGATAAGAGCATGGACTAGTGCCCAATATCTTGGACACAAAAACCTAAAAGATTCTTTAGACTCTATTAAGAGATCTATTGAGAACGTAGCGATAACAGCTGTTCCCTTCACTTTATGTCCTTCCACACAAACAGCCTTTGGGCTTGGTGGAGCGTTAAGATTAGGAACATCCGCAGCTAACGGAACTTTTGTATACAGAATTGAAGACGTAATGTATATCAAAGGTGCAGGAGTATCCTCAAGTCTTACAACAGATTTGACTCCTACATTGCTTCCTCACGATGCAGACGATAACACTGCTTCTGGTGGATATGATGTAGCTGCGACTTATTACAGAGCTGGAGTAGTTTTAATTGACACTGATGGAGCTTTTTCTATCAAAGTCGCTACATCGGCTGCTGGTAGAACAGGTGGTATTGGTATAAACGGTGGAAGACAGCTTGCATTAGGTTATCTAATGGACGACATAGACACAGATGATTTAAAGGATAAGGCAATTGTAGCCTTCTACGTAATAGGAGACGGAACAAACGCATTTACCTCTACTTCTTCGTTGACAATTTCAACAAACCTCGATATTTATAATTGTGGTGGAATGGATTTAGCAACGGGAGTGTCTACAGACGGTAACGAAATGTTAAGATTGTTATAGATTAATAATTTAACACAGAGTCGTTTTCGGGAGGAGAATGAAACGCTTTCTCCCGAGGCGTTTCAAAATGACAAATATGAAAAAATTAATAAACAAGTGCGTAGGATTTTTATTGAAAGTTCTTTTAAAGATATATAAACCAGACAATGAAAGACCGTTGGCTATTTCTACAGACGTAGGACAGGTATTAGTGGAAAAAGACAAAGAAGGAGGAACAAAGTCTTGGATACCAGGACATAAATTCCCTTTTCCAGGTATGCCTGATTCAACAGTTATAGAGACTATGACTGTATTCAAAAAGATGTTTCCAATTATTTACAATTGGGGATGGGTAGTGATGAGAGATAGGTTACCAAAACATCTTATTCCTCAGTCTCAAAACGCTGATATAGGTTTAGTAGACCCAAAGGACTATTCAAAACCAGTTCGTGAACTTCACAGGGCTTTTACCCTTTTAAGAAGCAAAGAAGGGGACGACCAAGGCGTGATGAAAGGAAAGTGGACAGAGATGAGAGATGTTCTCTGTTTATTTATGGAGTATGACGATGCTTATCGTTTTCGCTTTATGGAGATGTTACTAACTATAGACAGGGATAAATTCAAGTTTACAGAAGCAGACAGATATTGGTCAGATATGAAGTGGAAATATAACTGGGGTTGGAAAGATAATAAAGAATTTTGGGCGAAAGAAGAAGATAAGAAAATAAAGAAATAAAATATGAAAAAACCTAGAACAGGTGTTCCTGTAAGGGAATTCCTTAAAAGATACAAAGAAGATAGAGAGAAGATAGCCAATAATCCTATTTGCCACCTAATTTATACTCCTTTTACAGGGTTGGGTAATCGTGGCAATAAGGGCTTTAGAGGAGACGAGTGGTATGAGAAAAGAATTGAGATATTTAAAGAGAATACTCTTAAAAGTCTTGAAAATCAAACTAACCAATTCTTCGTCCACTGGATTTCTTTCAGACCAGAAGAGCAGAAAAACGATTTAACCAAAGGGTTATTTAGTAGCCTTTGTGGAGTAAAGTATAAAACAATATTTACTTTTGGAGGATTATGTTTCTGGGATGATAAATATAAATTTGATAAATTATATAAGAGATTGAAAGATACACTTCCTCAATTAAAAGAAATAGTTGGAGATGCTCGATATGTTTACGAAACAGTGTTGGCTTCCGATGATATGTACCACAAAGACGTTGTAGAGAGCATACAGGCTCAACCATTTGGCTATAAGAGGGCTTTAGTACACTGGAACGGGTATATACGTGATATTCCCTCTAATAGGCTCGCAGAGTGGAACCCAGAGCAACCAGGACATCTACCACCTTTTTACACAATTATGTATCCTGCCGATGTATTTCTAGACCCTAAGAAGCATCTTGAATATCTTAAGGGGTTTAAAAGCCACGAAGATGTAGAGAAACTATTTGACTGTGTTCGTATGCCAGATAATAGATACTGTGTAAACGTTCACGGGAACAATATCTCTACCTTTTTTGAACAAGATGTAGAGGGAAAGAAACAAAAACATACTTATGCAGGTAACGAATTGACAGGAGCTAAAAAGATACTTAACGACTTCGGAGTATAATTGATATGATAAGTGTGATAATCACAACTATCGGAAGAAGTCTCCTAGGAAGGGCTATAGAGAGCGTTAAGAGCCAAACCTATAAGGATCTTGAGATTATAGTGGTCAACGATAACCCTAATTTCTCTTGTCTTGAAGAGGGGATAAAATTGGTTAATAACGAAACTAACCTTGGTGGTGCTAAAAGCCTTAACATAGGGCTAAAGTCAGCCAAGGGCGACTATATAGCCATCTTAGATGATGATGACTGGTGGATTAGTGAAGACAAATTAGAGAAGCAAGTCAAGTTCTTAGAAGATAACCCAGAGTATATAGCAGTTGGAACAGGGATGGAGGGACATAATTCGCCAGGCGAATTAACCTTGGTAGGAACTCCCTTTTCACATAGTTCTATTCTATTTCGTAATACAGGAATACTTTATTCAGAAGATTTAGAGAGGGGAAAGGATTTAGATATTATGTTCAGACTATCCGATGATGGAAAGATTGGAATATTAAAAGACATACTAGTCGGATATACTGTTAGTAACGATGTAAAGAAGAAGATTAAAGATTGTTCTTGGCATAGAAAGGTAATATTTATCCACAGAAAAAGGTCTAAATTATGGTTTATAAGCTATCTAGGTGTTTTAAAAAGACAGATTAGATTGATATATTATGACAGAATTAAAAATAAGATGTTCAAGTTCGATAGTACCCTTTAGAGAGAGAGCCGAAAAGGTTTTAGGGCTTGGAAGATATGATTATAAGACCGATGGATATGATACTCCAGTAGTATTTCTGGGGCTATACCATATTAACGATTTCAATAGCTTCAAAGTACCAAGAATAAAGAGATATGTATTATGGTGCGGTGGAGATATTCAGAACTTTAAGAGAGGATATTTATACGGAGACGGTAAGTCAGCAATATGGAAATCAAGATTATCGAGTTTCACTAAGTGGAGAGATGAAATAAGAGAAGTAAAAGCAGAACACTTTTGTGAGAACCATAAACAACAAAAGACCTTATTAAAACTAGGGATAAAAGCAGAGGTAATTCCAGCGTTCTGGGATGAGATAGAGAAGTTTCCTATAAGGGCAGATTTTACAGAACCAACAAAGATACTTGTTTCTGGACACCCTGGTAGAGAACGAGAGTATGGATTTAATCAGGTTAGTAAAATAGCAAAGAGATTCCCCGATATCGAGTTTCACTTTTATGGAGCCGACATCAAGGGAGATAAAAATATAATAAGTCATGGAATTATTCCTGAAGAACAATTCAACAAGGAGATAGGGCAATACCATAGTTGTATTCGTTGCAATAGGCACGATGGACTATCAGACGTAGTTATGAAGAACTTGATGTCTGGGGGGTATCCAATAACCTATATACCTTATGAAGGATTATGGAACTTTAGAAATAACAAAGAGTTATCCATCTTATTAGAAGAATTGAAAGGTCAAAAAGAACCAAATTATAAAGCAAGGGAACTATATGTTTCAACGTTAAACAAATATCCCTTTTAAAAATTATGAATCCAGCAAGCGTAAAAAAATATGTATTGGGTAAGTTACATCTTGAAAACGAAGATGAGTTTACTGAAAACCACACAAATATGATTGATGTGGCGAATTTAGTAATAGATGACTTATACGGTTCTATATCTTGGAAAAATCTAGGATATTTAGGAGAGTGTACTACCTTAGCTACCACTGGAAGTGTTAGAATTTACCCTATTCCTACCTCTTTATTGAATAAGATGGTAAACATAGAAGTTAATTTAGGCACTACAACTGAAGACTGGAAGCTACTTACTATGAAAAGTAAGAACGATATTCACGACTTTGTCTTTGAAGAGAGTTGGGTTACGGGTAAATATAGCAACTCAAGTCCTTGTGGGTTTATTTATGGAGGTAATCTATATATATTATCGGGAACTTTTCCAGGTAATACTGTAGGCATAAGGTTTTGGTATATTGATTATCCAGACAAGTTAGATTCTATGGATAGCACTACAGAACTTTCTGTTATTAAGACAGTCAATACTCCTGATGGAGGAACAACTGCCATAGGACTACCAAGACAATTCCATAGATTATTTGCCACAGGCATAATCATAGACTTCAAAGAAGCCAACGAACTTCCTTTAGTTGGAAGGGAGGCTTTGTACGAACAAGATTTAGCAAAGAAATTAAGTGAATTAAGTCCCTTAAGCACAGATGAAGAGATAATAGCAGAAATACCTTTTGATGACGGAAGTTCCTACTAATATGCCGAAAGGAGTAAAAGGATTTCAAAAGTCATAACAAATTAAATAAATAGAAAAATGGAAAATAATGAAAGAATCTTAGAACTTCAACAGGATATTCTAAGAATGAAATTAAGACATAGCGACAAGGTGTTTCAACTATGTGCCGAATTAGACCAAGACATAAGGGTTGTCAACGAGAAGATTAAGGGTTTACAACCTAAAGAAGTAAAAGAAGTTATCGCAAAGGTTAAAGAAGAAGTTAAAACGGTTAAATAAATGAGACCATTAACTATTGAGATTTCAGACTTAGGACTTGGAGGATTGTGTAAACAATATTGGAAGACAGACTATGCAACATATGGGAATAGAAACCAAGCCAATATGATGCGTAATATGGATTTAAGAAATCCTAACAATATTACTCCTGGTCCCTCAAGACAACGAATGACTAATGGAGATGAGTCAGGAGTTATTGGTACCTTGGTATTAAGAATAATGCCTAGGGCTTTTGCTGCTAATGAAACTTATGGAGTAGCAGGAAAGAATATCTTGAAATTAACCTCCACTACAACTACTGTCGACCACGCAATCGGTGATTTCACAGAAGTTAGTGCAAAGGATGTAACAGAGTATGGAGACCTAATTTATTATGTATTCGACCATTCAGCCCACGCCACTCTTGGTGTGAGAGATAGTGGTTTAACGTATGACGATGACTTTATGGAGAGGGGAACTGGTTCTACTGTTGGAACCTTTACATTAACAAAAGAAGTCCCTCACAAGCTATTAGTAGGAGGAGACGATATTCTTTACATAACCAATGGTAACAAAGTATCCTCTTATGATAGAAACTCCGATGTAGGGGTAGAAGAAGCCATTGATTTACCAGGAGATGCAGTGATTACAGACGCAGAATGGAATTCAGATAAAGTTATATTAACAGTTGATTGGCCTAGTATATCAGGTTCGAACCGAACTTCTCAAAGAATATATGTATGGGATACAGTGTCAGAGAGTTGGGATCTTGATGTTCCACAAGTAAGAAAGAGTGGAGCTTTATATACTAAAGAGGGAATAACATTTGTATTTTACGAGGATATAACCTCAGATGGTGGTGGAAGACTAGGATACTTTAATGGTTCAACGATAAAAGAAATATGTCAGTTTAATGGTAGTCTACCAAAATTCTACCAAGTAGATGAGAGAGATGGATTTATCAGTTGGGTTAGTACAGTAGGTGCAGAAGACTTAATATTCTGTTGGGGAGCTGGTGATTCAGGTCTCGCAACAAGAACCTTTCAATTGATGAGAGGACACCAC